TCCATAGACCTCGCCGCTGTCATCCCAAGCCTGCTTCAACAGCACCGTTTGGCGCTGATCCTCCAGCGCACGCTGACAAAAAGGTTCACGCAGCCATGCATAGAAGCCGCTCGGATGAACGGCCAGCATCCGGCACATAGCCCTGACGGCAAAGATTGGCCGGTGTTCGGCGATAAACGCATACCTCACCGGGATTCCCTGGCGAAGTATGCGGTCGCCTTTTTTAGGATGTCCCGTTCCTCCGTGACCCGCAGCAGATCTCGCTTCAACCGGCGGATCTCATCAGCTTGCGCATCGACCTCTTGGATCACCTTTGCGGGCCGCGAAAACTGCTTCTGCCATGTGTAGATCGACTTGGTGCTGACCCCCAATCGCTCGGCCACCTCGCGCACCGGGTAGCCCCGATCCTCGACCTGTGCGACCGCATCGCGCTTGAACTCATCTGTGAATTTGTTCGTGGACATATCGTCCTCCTTGCTTCCAAAATTACCAAGCAAGGCGTCTACAAATCTAGGGGCTATTCAGTGGGCAATCGCCAAGGTACTACCCGAGGGGTGGGCTACCGCGGGTATCTCAGACCCCAAAAGAAGACGCTTTACAAATTTTTCCAGAGAAGTGGGGCCGCATGATGGGCCATAGCGCATCCGACTTAAGCGACCTTCTAGCCGACGCGCAAATAGGGCCTGTCGCATCTGGCATCCCTGCAACAATGTCAGAAGCTCAAATTTCTGATTTTCTGGGCCTTGCCTCGTCTCGAATTCGGACCTTGGCACGCGACGGTGTTTTCGTTCGGTCAGGCCGCGGGCAGTTCGATGTTGCGGCATCGGTGAAGCGTTACGTCTCACGGCTTCAGGAAGGCGCTGTACGGGCTGGGCGACCGGCCGAGGGTGGCGATGACCTCAAAGCGGAAAAGCTGCGCTTAACCCGCGCCCAGGCTGATAAAGAAGAAACCCGCGTGAAGCGGGAAAGCGGCGATCTGGTGGAGTCGGATGCTGTGACTCGCCAATGGGCTGCGATCTTGCGAGATATCCGCAACGCTTTGCTGGCCGTGCCGTCGCGCTGCGGCGCTGTCCTGCCACACCTGACAGCAACCGACACGGCAACTCTCGATCGGGAAATCCGCAAGGTGCTGGAGGGTTTGGCCGATGGGAATTGAAATCGTTCGCAGGAACGCCCTGCAAGCCCTTCGCCCACCGCCGCATGTGCCGCTCGCACAGTGGATTGAGTCCACGGTCTACATTCCCGCCAGCGCATCCGCCCTTCCTGGGCGCATGGAGCTTTGGCCTTTCCAGCGCGGCTGGTGCGAAGCCATTGAAGATCCAGAAATTGAACGCCTGACAATCCTGAAGGGCGCGCGAATTGGCTACACGCAATGGTTAAGCGCGACCATTGCCAGTTTTGTTGCAAACAGCCCTGCCCCCATCATCGCGCTACAAGGTACCGCAGATGATGCTAGAGATTTTTCAGTAGAACTAGAATCCATGTTTGAGGCATCGCCCGCGCTTCGCGGCTTGCTTTCCGACGATGCCGACGATTCGGGCCGATCTACCATGCTTGCGCGGCGCTTTTCAGGCGGTAGCCTTAAGTTCCTTGCAGCGAAGTCACCGCGCAACCTTCGCCGCCATACAACGCGATTCCTCGCTATGGACGAAATAGACGGCTACGAAATCACCCAAGAAGGCGACCCGATCAAGTTGGCAGAGATGCGAACAATGACCTTTCGCGACCGCAAAATTTTGGCGGGCTCGACTCCCATTTTCGATTATGGGCCAATAACCCGCCTTTATTCTGAGTCCGATCAAAGGATCTATGAATGCCTCTGCCCATCGTGCGGCGAGTTTGCAGAAATCAAATGGGAGGCAATCCAATGGCCTGAAGCCAAACCGGAATTGGCGCATTGGGTTTGCCCCCGCAATGGCTGCATTGTCGAAGAGCGGTTTAAGCCGGAAATGGTGGCAAATGGACATTGGCGGGCAACCGCACCAGAGATAAAAGGGCACGCTGGCTTCGCTGTAAATTGCCTGATCAGCCCCCATTTCAACGCGCGATGGGGGAAGTTGGCGGCCGAATTCTTGCAGGCTAAACGCAGCCCGGAAACCTTGCAGCCGTTCGTTAATACGATTTTGGGGCAGCCTTGGAAAACTGAAGGCCAGGATCTCGATGAACATGAGCTATTCCAGCGGCGTGAAGCCTTCAGCCTCGAAGCCTTACCGCCTGAAGTGCTTTGGCTGACTGTAGGAGTCGATTGCCAGGACGACCGTCTAGAAGCCGTCATCTTGGGCCACGGCGAAACCGAGCTTTTCGCACTTGGGCACGAAGTCTTCTGGGGGCCGATCGACGGGGAGGCCGTTTGGGCTGATCTGGACTCGCTGTTGCGGCAGACTTGGCAACACCCTTCTGGTGGTACGATCCGAATTGACGCCGCTTGCATCGATTCCGGCGATGGGGGCCACACTGAAATAGTTCACGCCTTCACCCGGCCACGGTTCGGGCGGCGTGTGGTCTCGATTAAGGGCGTAGCGGGCTTTTCACGCCCCTTCCTGCAGCGCAGCGGCACCAAGGGGCAGATGCTATGGCTCGCTGGCGTGGACGCACTGAAATCGCAACTATTCAACCGCCTAGCGCGTGCTCAGGGCTTAAGGTTTTCCGAAGTGCTGCAAGCGATCTTTTTTGAACAGCTCGCAAGCGAACGCCGCATGATCCGTTATACACGCGGCCGGCCTGAGGCACGGTTTGAAAGGGTTAAGGGGCGGCGTGCTGAGACCTTGGACGCAACTTGTTACGCTTGGGCCGCACGGCAGTTGATCGGGCAGAAGGTAGAAGCGCGGCAGGCCGAAGTTTCCAGCGCCGCGGCGCCTAAGAAGGTGGCAGGTTTGATCAAGAGTCGTTGGCTTTCTGGAGGCTAATCGCCCTCGGGCTTAGGCCCAAGCTCAATAACTGTGTAACCATTTACCGAAATGTAACATACATTCTCGATCAGATCGAAAGTCGGCGCATCGTGACGGCCTACTTCAAATTCAATAAAAGATCCGGCATAAAGCCCTTTTTTGTATTGCTGCGTCCGCAATCTAACAACTGATCCGATTTGTGGAACGCTACTCATCTCGCATTGAAATAGAATCGAGCCACTCAATTCAAAGCAGACGTTCATTTTACCACCTCATCGCTGATCCCAAACAGGAACCCAGCGCCGTAACCGGTCTCGTCCTCCGCGGCTTCGCGTATTGCCCTCGCCATCTTGGGCAGATTCCGAGTTTGCGCGACTTCCTGCATTATTTTGGTAGCATGATCGCGCCCCGCTTGGCACTGCATTGAATATGTCATTTCCAACTCCATCTGTTTCGATAGAATCATCATTCCACAAAAAATCTTTTATTTCCATAAACTTATAAAGTGAAAGTCACGTTTAAGGTGAAAGTCAGCGACCCGACCGCATTGGCGCAATCATCGCAAGAGATCCTTCGCGGACGGCCTGCGCAGCCCGAGCTATCACCATTGCAGCGGCGTCTTCTGTTGCATCGGCAACGTCGCTGGATAACGACCAGAACGGGATTGCAAAGAAATCGCCGCCGCGCTTCGCGATTGCGATGCAAAGGGATGCACCGGCGGGGGAAGCTTCGGCTAGGGTCACACGTTCTTCAAATGTTGCGGGCCGAAGCCAAAAATGACGCTTTGGAAATCTGTTGCTAAAGCGCTGATCAATCTTTGCGGATGACTCTAGATTGATCATGCGGACTCCATCTAAGTTGAATGGCGGCGGCGGTTCATATGCCGCGCCGCCGCCAATACCGACGCCTCGGACTCTGACCCCCGATCATCGGCCGCGTGGCATGAGGGGAGATGAATCCCCTGCCCCGCCAAACCTTGAGCTGCAAAGGGCGGCTTCCCGCCCCCTGCGATGATACGAACTTTGGACTCGCTAACCTTGCCACAGGGTCATTGACTCGTCAACTCATTTATGAGATATAAAGCCGAACAGGAGATCAGAGAATGTCAGAATTCACGCTAGCCCAGATCGCCGCTTTTGCTGCTGGCATCGACGGAATCGAAGTCGAACAGTTCACAGCTTACGAAAAATCGCTTCGCAATCTGGTGCAACGGCACTTCCTTCCTCCAATTTCGCAGCATGGCCGCGTTTTTCTATATGACCGTGGTGGGGCGGTAACGATTAGGCTTGCCCACATTGCAGCCGAGTTTGGTATTCCTAGAACTACCATTGATTCACTGACCCGGTGGTTGAGCGGTTCTGGTACACGCCGCAAACCGACTCGCGGTGGTTTCGTTGGACTTAGCCAATCCGACGAAGCAATTGAGCGTGTCGAGAACGGAGAAGTTTTCGCGCTGCACATTATTATGACGGCAGACCGATCTGTCAGCGTTCAGGCTGACTGGAAAAAAGACACATCCGCCAGCGAAAAGGTCGAGTCAGCACTGCAGCAACGCGGGCAAGAAACTGGCATGGAGATTGCTCGCTTCACCCTACCCGCTGCCAACATTATCGCGCAATTCCTGCCACCGATGACTAAGGATTAATCCGATTGGGCATCCTTGATCTGTTCCGCCGCACGCCTGCGCAACCTCCGCAAGTTCGCCGCTTTGACGGTGCAGCCGGCGGCCGTCGCGGTTTCGGCATTGGCTCATTCGGGCGCACTGGCACCGAAACCATGTTGGCGGGACCTACCCTGCGCGACCGTGCCCGCTACGCCGCTGCAAATAACGCATGGATTGCGAATGCCGTAGGAAACCTAACAGGGGCACTTGTCGGATCTGGTATCGTGCCAACCGGCGAAGCTGATGGGGTGGCGGCGTTCAATGTCTGGGCGGAAACTGCCGATGCAGATGGACGTACAGATTTCTGGGGGCTTCAGGCTGAAATTGCCCGCGCGCTTGTGGTAGACGGTGAAGCCTTCGCCCAGATTATCGACTCCGAGATGGGGCCGCATCTGCGCTTAATCCCGCCCGAGCTGGTAGACGAGTCCATGACTCGCGATCTTGGTGAAGGGAGATTCATTGTCTCAGGCGTTGAATTCAATGCCGATGGCACGCGCGCCGCCTATCACGTGCTGCCCGCGCGGCCTACCGATGTATTCGCAACAACCGGAACGCCAATCCGCATTGCTGCTGAAAATGTCCTACACGTTTTCAAGCCGCTTGGCGCTGGCCAAGTGCGTGGCGTTTCATGGCTTGCCCCGATCATTTTGCCCGCGAACGAATTGGACCAACTCCAGGACGCTTTGCAGATGGGCGCGAAGGTCGCGGCGATGTTTGCCGGGTTTGTGGTGAACCCGAATGCAACCGGCGGCGATGATCCATTCGAAGGCGAATCCCAGCCCAGCCTTGAACCTGGCACGCTGCAAAAACTGACAGGCGGCTGGGATGTAAGATTCGCCACGCCTTCCCAAGTATCGCAGGTGGAACCCCTACTGAAATTGGGCTTGCGGCAACTCGCGGCCGGATTGGGGATGCCAGAATATATGCTTTCCGGCGACCTATCGGATGCAAACTATTCCAGCTTGCGGGCTGGCCTTCTACCCTTCCGTCAAAGAGTCGAGCAAACGCAGTACCACGTTTTTGTGCCGCAAATGCTGAATCCGATTTGGCGTTTGGTTATCGAATGGGCTGCCGTTGCTGGTGATCTTGCCGACTTCGAAGCCGACCCGCGACGCTTCCTCAAGGTAGAATGGTTGCCACCGCGGCCGCTTCAGGTGGACCCGCTCAAGGATACTCAGGCAACCGTTGCAGAATTGGAAGCTGGGCTCACCAGCCGCAAGAAAGCTGTCGCAGAACGCGGATGGGCTTTGGCTGATCTTGATGCCGAGATTGCGGCCGATGCCTTCCAGCGCCCTGCCAACGGCGAAACGTCGCAAGAACAAAAGGGAATCCAAAAGTGAACGAAAGAGTCTCTGATACCCTGACCCGACAAGCGGATTTTCAGGCAAATTCTTACAACGCCGAAACCCGCACGTTTAGCGCTGTGATTGCCACGGCGACTCCGGTGATGCGCCAAGATGCAACCGGGCCTTTCGCGGAAGTGTTGCCCGCCGAAGCTTTCGACTTATCGGCGCAAAGCCTGCCGGTGCTGGACTCCCACAACACCGCAACTGTTCGGGCGATCCTTGGGCGAACTTTGGCCATTCGGCGCGAAGGCGACTCTATCGTGGCTGACCTGCAGTTGTCTGCCGCCGAAGACGTTGCCCCGATCGGGCAGCGCATCGCGGACGGCACCTTGCGTGGAATCTCAATCGGCTACCGCGTGGCCGGATGGGCAACCCGCCGCGAAGGCGGGCAGCGCGTGAAATCCGCAACCCGCGCAACGCTTACGGAAGTGACTCTTACCTCAAATCCCGCCGACCCGAACGCGGGCGTGCGGCAAAAGAAGGACTGCAAAATGCCCAAAGATGTAGAAACCGAAGATCGCGCCGCACTTATTCAGCGTTGCCGCACCGCCCATCCCGCCCTTACCGATGAATGGGGAACGCGGATGCAAGATGCGGGCGAAGTGCTTTCCGACGCCGAAGTGATCGACGACGCGCGGGAAACCGCGCTTGCAGCACGGCAGAAACGCACGGCAGCAACCATTCGCACCGCCGCGCCCGCGAATGACGACCCGGCACTGAATCGCGGGCACCAGTCTGAAGCTTTGGCTTGCCGCATGATGGGCACCGCCCCTTCCGATGCTGCCCGCCCATTCATGACTTTGGGCCTGCATGATCTTGCCCGCGAAGCGCTGGCATCTTCTGGCGTGTCCGTTCGCAATCTTGGGGCCGAAGAACTGTTGACCCGTGCAATGCACACCACCAGCGACTTCCCCCAACTGCTGACCGGTGCCGGCAATCGCGTGCTGGCAAACGCCTATCAGGCCGCACAATCGGCCCTGAAGGCTTTGGCACGCCAACGCACCGCCTCGGACTTCCGCGCGCTGTCTATCCTAAAGTTGGGCGAGTTCAGCGGGCTTCAGAAGGTGACGGAGGCGGGCGAGATCAAAGCCATCTCCACCGCAGAAGCGAAGGAAGGTTACGCCCTAGAAACCTTCGGCGGCACGTTCGCACTTTCGCGCAAGGCAATTATCAATGACGACCTAGGCGCATTCGGGCGCTGGGGCGAGATGATGGGCCGCGCCGCAGCTGAAACCGAAGCTGGCCAGCTCATTGCCCTATTGACGGCAAACGCAGGCGGCGGTGTTAAGCTGTCCGATGGGGAAAACCTGTTTCACGCCACCCACGGCAACCTAGCGGGCGCTGGGGTTGCTTTGTCGGAAGCTACACTTTCGGCCGCGCGTCTTGCCATGCGCACCCAAAAGGGCTTGGACGGCGCGACTCCGGTGAACGTGGTACCGAAGTATTTGCTGGTTGGGCCGACGCTTGAAACCGCAGCTGAAAAGCTGTTGACGACGATCAACGCCACGACGACTGGTGACGCCAACCCGTTTGGCGGGAAGCTGAGCCTGCTTGTTGAACCCCGGATCACGGGTAACGGCTGGTATGTTTTCGCCGATCCTGCCAGCGCACCCGTGCTGGAATATGCTTACCTGTCCAGCGCGCCGGGTCCGCAATTGTCTAGCCGCGACGGCTGGGAAACTCTGGGCCGTGAATTCCGTGTCGTGTTGGACTTCGGCGCTGGTGCCGTTGATCACCGCGGCGCCTATCGGAACGCGGGTGCCTGATATGCCAATGAATCAACAGGCGCTTCATTCAAAACTTGCTGAATGGCGCGACCGGCTGAAGGAAGCCCGCTATAGTGGCACCCGTCGCGCCCGCGACTCCACTGGCGAAGAGATCGAATACAAATCAGACTCTGAGATGGCGAAAGCCATTGCGGCGATCGACGCCGAACTTGCACCAATTCAGCGGCACGCAACAGTCCGCTTCCAAACCTCGAAAGGACTCTGAGCATGAAAAACTACATTCAACCGGGTGATACCTTGACCATGCCGAGCCCAGCCGCTGTGGCGTCTGGTGATGTTGTTATCGTCGGCGCGTTTATCGGCATTGCGGCTGGTGACGCCGCTTCTGGTGCCGATCTGGATCTTGTCACAAAAGGCGTCTTTTCGGTGCCCAAGGTTAATGCCCAAGCCATCGGCCTTGGCGCTGTCGTCTACTATGACGCTACAACCGAACTGGCGACGACGACCTCCAGCGGTAACACCCGGCTGGGCATCGCCACGGCGGCGGCTGCAAACCCTTCCGCATCGGTCCACGTCAAACTGGGCTAGTGTGGACTCGAATCGGATCGGCGGCGGGCAATCGTGCTACCCGCCGCCGAAACTGCGTCCAACAATGAGATGTAGCGCAACTAAGATCCGCATTCGTCGGTTCGTTTCCCGATTCATCACTTTAGGGAACGGCGGTAAATGTGACGGACTCTCAGATTTTATCTTTTATTATCAATGGCTATGGTAGCGATACCCGCCTCCATAGGTTCCCCGAAATCCTGACACCTTATCAAAGCGGTGGGCGCTCGGGGCGCGGGCGAAATACTGGCAGCGCCCAGTCAAAGCGAATGGCCAGAACCCGGATCAGGCAAGCCGCCGTCAATCCCACCGTCATCGCCGCATCGCGCGAAAAACCAAGCGCAATCAGCCCGACAAACAGCACCGCGCCCACTGCCGAGGCCGACACATAGATTTCCCGCCGCAGTAGAATCGACGGCTCTTGTCCCAGCAAATCGCGGATAATGCCGCCGAAGGCCGCCGTGATCACCCCCATGACCACAGCAACCAGCGGCCCCGCCCCCGCATCCAAACCCTTGCTGGTGCCCGCAATCGTGACCAAAGCCATGCCGAACGCGTCCAGATACAGCACCACCCGGTAGCGCGAGCCCAGCAGATGCGCGCCAAAATGCACCAGCGCCGCAACCGCCAGACAGACCGCAACCGGGGCCGGATCAATCACCCAGAACACCGGAACGCCCAGAAGCAGATCACGCAACGTGCCGCCGCCCACCCCTGTCACCACCCCAAGCCACAGAAATCCCACGATATCCATCTGCTTGCGCGACGCGACCAGCGCCCCCGTCACGGCAAAAACCGCAGCCGCCGCCAAATCCAGCATGCGCTGAATCGACGTCTGCCATATCTGCGCCTGCGCAAGCTGATCCTGAAACAACTGAGCAATATCTGTCACGGTCGGGCTTTCCTGATGGGTCAGTCGGGTTTCATAGTGTGGCGCGGGCCGCGCGATCATCACGGCACCGCCAATGGGATACATTTGAGACATTGGCTGAGGCCAGCTTGGTGCGCAATGCCGCCACTCTGCCGCGCCAAAGCTTTAACCCGCTATATCCAACTAAAAGAATCAGGTTTACATTTCTTACCATTTCGCTAGGTTACCCCGGCAAACCGCTTTTCGACATACGGTGCCCCTCGTGATCGTCTGCCACTGCCAAGCTATTTCGGATCATGACATCCGCGCCGCCGTCGATTGGATGCGCGCGTCCGACCCCGACACGATCATCACGCCGGGAAAAATCTATCATGCTTTGGGCAAACGCGCCGACTGCGGCGGCTGTATGCCCTTGTTCCTTGACACGATGCGTCAATCTGCGAATTTCGGCGTTGTATCGGCGGTGGCGTCTGGCCCCCAGACGCCGAATTTGCGCAGCGTGAAAGGAATGTCCCATGAAGGGCGACCCCAAAGTCATAGAGTATCTCAACGCGGCGCTGCGCTCTGAACTGACCGCCGTCAGCCAGTATTGGCTGCATTACCGCCTGCAAGATGATTGGGGCCTGGGCCATCTGGCCGCGAAAAGCCGGGCCGAAAGCATCGAAGAGATGCACCACGCTGACAGGCTGATCACCCGGATCATCTTTCTCGAAGGCCATCCCAACCTGCAAAAACTGGATTCTCTGCGGATCGGCCAAACCGTGCGTGAGACGCTGGAATGTGACCTTGCCGCCGAGCATGAAGCCCGCACCCTCTATATCGAGGCGCGGCGCTACTGCGATCAGGTCGGCGATTTCGTCACCCGCGCGCTGTTTGACGAATTGACCGCCGATGAGGAAGGTCACATAGACTTTCTGGAGACTCAGCTTGGTTTGCTGGGCCGCCTTGGCGAAGAAAAATACGCCATGCTCAACGCCAAACCCGCCGATCAGGCCGAATAA